AGGGTCTCCGATTATATCTACCCAAGGGAGTGAGTCGAATTCGGATGTAGTTTCATTTACTTTCCAATATTCAGAAGCCAATTGGACACCCGCAGTAACACCCAGATCATCTACAGGTTTTACGTTACTAACACCCTCAGTTGTAGCGCGGATAAATGAACCTGCTTCCTCATATATTGTTGCTGCAATCCAAACACTAGAACCTTTCGGTTTAATCCAGAATATATCACCAATACCCATACCATATGTATTTGTTATATTAGGTCCATACACTACAAAGTGATACGCATCTGCATAGTAAAGACTTTTATTTATGAACGTATTTCCGTTGTCGTGCATTGCCTTACCCCAGAAAGGAACCTTACCCTTACCTCGCATCTCACCAGCGACAGCCTTTCGCATACTCTCTTCACGTAACTGATTCACATCAAGCTTATTGGCATTGAGACGTAAGTCTTCTACCTGACCTGCGTAGATGGCATCGTAGAACTCATATTGATCTGCGCGGCCTGTGCGAGTAGAACCACCACCGATATTACCCGCCCCTTGGCTGAATGTGAAGCAATCTAACGTGCTAGTAGGTAAAAAGACACTAGGGTGGTACCATTTATTAGCAATAGCCATATCTCCACTTAGCATCAAGCTACAACCCATCGGATTATAAGTCGGATGGTAAGCACCTTGGTTCATACGCTGTACGAGGGCGACGGGGATAGCAAAACATTTACCTTCACAACCTGCATTAGAAGTATTCCCTTCATAAGGACCTGCGGGGGCTGTAGCTCTAAACCTACCAAGTTGACTTTCTGCTGCATTCCACTGGTCATGATACCTTCCCGCATTATTATTAGAAAATCTACCATAATCCATAGATGTACTTCTATTACCTCTAACTGCAACCTGAGCGCTATTAGGATCGCCATACCTCATTGCACCTCCGCCAGAGTCTTTATAAGGTGTAATTGTGGCCCAATCATCCCCAAGTCCCTCAACAACCCTAATACGATACCTAACCTGAATTAACTCATCAGCTTCTGAATCGTAATAGATATTGTTTTCAGGGTTATCTATCATCTCTTTTTTACGAGCTTCAGACATCTCTGACCATCTACGACCATACCCTTGCGTGATGGTATCCCACTCACCAAATGCGCAATAGCCTTGTGCAATACCATAATCAGTAAGTTTATTCAGCGCCATACCCTTGCCAAATGACGTCGCACCATATTGCACATTACCCAGTGGTACGAATAAATCTTTATCAGAGATTTTCTCATGCCAAGTTTCAAGGAATACTAAGTCTTTACGTGAGGTGATAACTTGTTCTGTGGCAACATGGTATGAAATATCTCTTACAGAGAACGAATCTGTGCCTCTTGCCTGTAAAGCTTGCCCTGTGCCAGTAGGTAATCTAGTTACAGAGTAATTAGTCCACTGATCTGTGATGACGACCTCGGTTGGACCAGCGTTACCTAGGTGAACCCATATGGATTCGCCGCCGACCGCACCTTTAGCCGAGAAGGAAAATGTATATTGTGTTGATGCATCATGAGGTTTACTTTGAGCTATACTAGTATTAGGGCCAGAGCCAGTGACAGAGGCTTCACCTGTTGTGATAGTCCAACCAGTATCTTTAGACCAAGAGCCGTCATCACCATTTCTGAAATCGCCGTTATCTATCACCCCTTCAAAAGCCTGTGCAGCACTTGCATGCTCCGTTATAACACCTGTCGCTGAATCGTAGGTTTTAGTGCCGTCTGGGGCTGGGGGGAATTGTATTTGTATATTATTAGCAGCTTCAGTCGCGTTGAGAGCGGTGCCTTTAATAAGATGTGATACACCATCAATGACAGCGATAGGGAATCCAGAATGTGATGATCCTGCATCAGACACATTATTACGACGACCCCAGCGCATTTCTTTAAAATACGGCCAAAGACCTTCATTCACTGTGCCGTCTGCTCCACTACCTGCCCAATGCTTCCCCCACTCAATAAACCCACTGCCTGCATACTGCTGCTTACGCAGCTCGCGCAACGCGTCAAATTGGGCTTTACTCATCACATGAGGGTTGGGGTTGATTTTTTCACTGTCTAAAATCAGTTTTGATAGCGTATTAACCTGTTTATTTTGGCCTTGTAGGTTTTTAAACGTCACGGTGCCGTGTTTGGTTTGCCAATCGTTCATGGCTTGGTAGTTACTGTCTACAAAATTATGGGTGTTTTGAATGTCGCCTTTTACTGCGTCAATTTCGGCTAAGCTACTGGTTACACTTTTTGCTAAGCTTTGGCTTGTATCTGCTAGCTCTGCTACGTCTACTTGTAGCTGTGTTAATCCGGCTTCAATGGTCATTGGTGGGTCCTTAAAGAAGGTAAATCTGATCCGCTGTGGGAAGGTAAAGTAAGAAATGTCGTCGTAGGCGAGGTTTTATACCTCGCATAAATTTGGCTTTATGCCTCGTATTATTAAATGCGCTGCGCCATCCGCTGCGGTGTTAGATGCCAACAAGCGCGACGTAAAGTCGCGCCTACGTTTAACTACATAACCGCTATTTTTATGGCAACACCGCCGCCCGTAGGCGAGGTTTTATACCTCGCATTATTTAGGTTTTATACCTCTCGTTATTTGAGCGCTGCGCCATCTGATACGGTTGTTAAACACCAATAAGCGCGACATAAAGTCGCGCCTACGTTTAATCACATAACCGCTGTTTTTACGGCAACACCGCCGCCGGTAGGCGAGGTTTTATACCTCGCATTATTTAACCGTGGTGCCATCCGATGCAGTGTTAAATACCAACAAGCGCGACGTAAATTCGCGCCTACGGTTTATGAGGTAGGTACTTTTGAGGTCATGTTTAGGCTACCAAAATTCATACGGCCTGTATTTGCGCCTGCAAAATACAAGGGGCGTACTTTTCGTATTTGGCTGTGGGCAATCACCGCTTTGCAAAGCTGGCCTTGGTTGCCATTCACTTGGCCCAGTGAATCACCAAACCAACCGCCTTGCCACGTGCCAACCCAATGGCGCTGAGCTAGCACCTTTTGTTGGCTATAAGTTCGGTAACGCACAATGTGGTTAGGCAAGCGAGACGGTACGCGGCCACTTAAATAATATCGCCATGGTTGTACGGTATCTAATTGCTCGCTGGTTTTTACCCGTGTGCGCTGATGGCCAAAGTGTAATTGCTGCGCTGAAGCATCAATTAACTGGCGGTTATAGCTGGCAAAACTGGCTTTGCAAAGCACTTTGCCATGCTCTTTAACCAGCACCCCAGAGTGGTCTGACAGTATATGCCCAAAACCCGCTCTTTGCCCTGATAGCGTTTGATTGCGTACATCATACCCATTGTATAAACGCGTCAGTTTAGCGCTCACCGGGGCGGAAAGTTGCGCCAATTTGGTCACATTACTGGTGCGGCCTTTTGGTAGCTCCCCTAAGTCGAGCTGGTAGGTGTAATGATGCCGACCAGAGTCGGTGTTTTCAATCGTTACATTGGGTAAGTCAAGCCAGCCCAGTGCCATTTCTAAACTTTTAGGGGTACCGCGAATGCGCTGCCATGCCAACCCATCTTTTAACGTTTGTCGTAAATTGGGGCTATAGGGTAATAGTGCCTCTAGGCCATATTCCCACACCAGCCACATTAATAACGCGTCGTTTGGGTCAGCTTTTAAGCTGTTTAATTGCGCAATGGCATTATCATACGGCGCATGTTGCTGGCTGAGTAACGCTTGTTGCTGTAATTGACTATGGTTGGGGGGTAAAAGCTGTTGCTTGGGTCGTTCGTCGTCGGTGGGTGGTGCGGCTGTTGGCATCATGGGCGTCACTTGCATAAGTCCCTCACTGGCATAGCTTTAATGTGATCGCCCCCATGGCCGCACATTGCGTTTTATCTATATTTTGGCGCTTGTCAGGCTTATGTAACACCACATCGCGTACCCCTTTTTTGTGGAGCTGTGCACTTAACCAACTGGGGGTTAGGTCCCAGCCGAGGCGCGCCTCTTGCTCCCACGCCAGTGTTAACGCTGCTTGCAACTCCTTAAACACCCGCTCTGAGGTATTTTCTTGCAGGAATACATCCGCCTCCACCTCGATGTATTTTAGGTCGGCTTTATTCACCTCTACGGTGTCGGTGAGCATTTTAACGTCACTGGCGGTTACTGCCTGTGTCACCTTGCCCACTACTTCGTCTACATCGTGATCTTTTTCACCCAACACGGTAACGGTAACCACGCCGTCTTTTAGGCTTTGTACCGACACGTCTAATATTTCAGTCGGTGCCGCATTGAGGGCATGTTTGCGATAATGCACGCCACTGCCGGCGGTACTCGAGGCTATGGTGTTATCTCGAATACGCAAGCGGTAATCTTCGTCAGACTCTTTATCTAAGCGCGACACGCCATAGAACGCGCCCAAGTGCAGTAAGTCATTATTTTTTGCTTTGGCTAATAAATTAGACGCCGCCGCTTCATTTATACGCTGGCGCAACAGCGCTTCACGGTAACTCTCTACCTGTAGCCATACATTAATTGGGTCGCTTTCAAGCTCCAATGCTTGTGCATATTCAGGGGCATATTCAATAAAGCGCGCTTTACGCTCAGTTAATATGTCTTGATACGACAACGATTCAATAATGTTGGGTTCAGGCAGGGTTTGTAAATCAATATGTGTGGTCATGCCACCCCCTGTAAAACGGTAGTCTGTGCGTGATTAAACGCTGCTTTTTTAAAGTTTAAAGTTGAAATAAAAAGTTAAGCTCTGCACTTAAAAATGAAGTTTAAAAGTGGAGTTAAAAAATAAAGTTAAAAGTACCCGCTAATTTATAAAGTTCAGCTTTGAAGCCCAGTTACAAAGCTTAGTTACAAAGTTCAGCTATAAAGCTCAGTGATCACGCTAAACATGGTTTAAATACACGCATTACACAGCATTATTTGCAGGGTCTACGTAAGCGTCAAACTCCAGTGTGTCAAACGCCAATCTAAACGGCGCGCCAATGCGTTCAAGCCCTGCGTTTAAACGCTCGGCAGTAATGATGTAATTACCCGATTGTTCAAACTTACCCTGCATTGTCACTACGCCGTCTTTGATATTTGCCACAAAGCGAATGTCATCAACAGGTTGTGTTGCGTTAATGACTCGTTCAACCATGACCATTAAACCGCCATCGGGCAAACCTTCGGCATTGGCAGTAATGGTGAATGACTCATCTTTGGGTAACCACCAAATATTGCCGATAAGCTGGGCGTTGGGGCTGGCGACTGTGGTGTTTTTTAGGTCAATGTTTGGGAGTTGAACTTGCGCTTGTTTTAGCTTTTTACCGACCACTATCCCGTTAAATATGATGTTTTCCATTTCCATTACTTGGCTCTCTCTGCAAAAAAGTAACTTAAACTAATGTTAAGTGGGTCGTTAGATGCGTAAGCTTCAACTTTAAAATTCTTTTCACAAACCTGCGGCTCAAATATGGCACCTTCATGTCTTTGAGAAGATATGATTTTTTGTTTGGTTTGGTACTCCGAAACAACGCCATCAATAGTGACTCTAAGGTGTTGTGACCCCGAAAAAGGCTGATATAAACTAAAGCTTAAACTGTACACAATACAAGGTGTATCGAGTTCAAATATTGTTTCATAAGCCGCCATATTTCGCTCAGTTCTTATGAACTCCCCTTGTCCTAAACCGCTTGGTATCCACCTTTTATCACTCACTAACTCACTAACACTTTTCATTATTGCATCTCCCAATTTTTTGCTGAATTTAATATAAAGGTAAGCGTGCAATGTCTATCAAATAGCACGCTGGTATCTGTGAGCATGGTTGTGCCGCGCATCATGGCGATATGCTCTGTACTTCCACTTTGTGAATCGTGGGTTTTAATAGTCGGCGTTACTGCCATGGCTTTTGATGTAACAACCGTGGTGCCTTCGCTTAGATTTGTCACATCTGGCAATGTAAACGTGGCTGTGGCGGTTAAATGGTTTTTACTGTTTGCAGTGAGTGTGCCGCTGGCTTTAACGGTGCGCTTTTCTCCGTAGCTTGAAATGTTGCCTTCATGCAATACGCGTTTGTTGTAGTTTGAACCCGCGTATATTTCGCCGTTTACTAATAGCTTTCGATTAAAATAATGACTCAGCGTATCTGTATAATAATGACAGTTATCTGAGTTCTGCGGCCCAATTTGAACATACCCGTGGTTTGTTTTTATCTTAAGTGAATTATTACTCCCTTTTGATAAAACCGTATTGCCATCACCAATTAACAATGCGCTGCGAAACCACACCCATGTGCTTTGATATTGCATTTTCATGGCCCATTTATCAGCAATATTGTCTGAGCCTAAGTTGCCCATGCCAATGAAGCTGAGACCATCCCCTGTATAGCTTAGGTGTAATGATGCCGCATCATGACGCCCACTTTCACCCAGTGAAATACCTGCGGCCTGCTCATTGTTATTATTGCCTGTGTTCGCGCTATCGAGCGTTAACCATGGGTTGTTTTTAGTGACTGTAATATCACCATTTGTATTTATCGAATCTGCAAATTGCCACTTACCGTTTGCTGTAACATTTTGCCAATCTGAGCCGTGGTTGATTATAAGTTCACCAAGCCCCCCGACTAGTGCCCGCTTATTGCGAATATTTAAATCTTGACCGCCGTTTGTGTCAATCAATGAACTTTCAAATCGGGCGAGCTTGTCACTCTTTGCTTGGTATTTATCACTGAGCTTTGTGCCAGCTTCATATACATCTCCGGTGGTATGAACTCGCCCATGTGATGCATCCAAAAATATTCTTGCATCGCCATCGGCCGCAACATACATGCCCCATGAACCTTCAAAAGGCACAAAGTTAGCGGTGGCATGAGTATACCCAATGCCATACATATTATTTAGTTCAGTTTCACTTGGATTGTGGCCACTACCAATGGTGTAGATGGGGTTGGTTTTGCTCGCATTGTCACCCACATTATTATGCGAACCAACGAGATATCCGCTATTGTGAGAATTGCGCTCAATGTTGCCAGTAAAGCGCCATGTGCCATTTGCATTAACACGTGACCAATCACTACCATAGTTAATTACTAGTTCCTGCTCGGACCCCACTAATGCACGCTTTCCGCGTATCCTGAAGTCTTGACCAACTGCATCAAACAATGAACTTTCAAGTCGTGCGAGCTTGTCGCTTTTCCCGTGGTATTTGTCTTTTAAGCTCGTACCAGCTTCAATAAAATTAGGCGATTTAACTGCGCCACGAAACTCCCAGTCGTTGCTGCCGTAATGGTTTCTAGCTGTCCATTGGTAATTATTACTACTATTACGAAACAAAGTAATATAGTCAGCACCCGCGCCCGTGGTGGCGGGGGTATTATCGCCATTGTATTCAATGCCGCCACCATGATTTAACGATTGCCCCACATAAACACGGCCTGTGGTTTGTGCATCACTCGTTCCTGAGCATACATTTAGCACTGCCATGCCTGCGTTATCGGCATTAATATTCACCGAGGTACTGGTGCCATTGTCAAAGGTGGCATTTTTAAACGATGGTGATGTGTTTACTTGAGCAAGCCCGTTTCTCGCTTCGCTAATTACCTGTGCCTTGGTTTTGCCTTCTAATTTAGCTGTATCGACTGCTTTGGTGGTTTTACCAAGGTACTTATCTTTTAAGCTGGTGCCACCTTCAATAAAATTAGGCGATTTAACTGCGCCACGAAACTCCCAATCGTTGTTGTGAACATAGTTTCTAGCCGTCCAATTTAAACCGCTACCGTCGCTTCTAAATAAACTGATATAGTCAGCACCTGCCCCCGTTGTTACAGGATTATTGTCACCGTTGTATTCAATGCCGCCACCATGATGCAATGATTGCCCCACATAAACACGGCCAGTGGTTTGGTCATTACCTACTCCATCCAACGAGCACACATTTAACGTCGCCAAGCCCGCGTTATCAGCGACTATATTTACGGTAGTACTGGTGCCGTTATCAAAGGTCCAGTTTTTGCAGACTTGAGTCAATACGCTGAGTTCGCTGTGATCAACCTGATCGCTCACCCACTCTTTGGTGGCATAAATCACAGACGGATCGATTTTCTCGCTGATAACTTGGGCATTAACAACATCAATCACGGCTTTTATGCCCAGCTCCGCGGCGGCGTTATCGGCCGCTGCCGGTTTGTAGGTTTCTGGGTAATTAATAATGGCAAATGCTTGGCCGTCGTCGGTATAAAAAGCCGCTTCACGAACGTAAAAGCCGCCTTCTGTGGCCGGTACAACGCCCACCACTTCTATGAGCGCATTATTGTTGGTTAACTGCTTTAAAGAGCTGGTATGACTGCGGTACTTGAGATTAGACAAGTCGTCAGAAGTATGCATTATTTGCCCGTCGCCGACGGCAAATTCACTGATTTTTACAGTGTGTTTATTGGCAATGGCCGCCAATACTTTCTCACGGCCAGCGCGCGTGAGTATGGTCCAATATTGAGAATTTGACATAAGATGTATTCTTTAATGAGTATAAGGATAAATGGTGGTCATTGAGGAGCTACAATGAATGCTGTTAAGTTCAACCACGGGTTTGGCTTGCAAGTTCATATGCAAGTTATAGTCAACCGATTTACGCTTAGCGCGGTCAATAAGCTTGCGGGTTTCTTTAATGAGCGGTAAGTCTATGCCTCGGTGCGACACATACACATCAACCCGAAAAGTGCCCGGTTCTGACATGGGCTCGTGTTCAAACCATTCGCTGATCTGCGCGCCCATATCAAAGTGTGCCAAGGCATTGGTAATGGCAAAACGGGTCCCTAAATATTGATGCTGCTGATAGCTGTCGGCTACCAATTGGCGCTTAATGGCTTCAGGCCAGCTTTCGTCCCATTCTTTTATACCTTGGCTCCACGCTAGCCAAGGTAATAGCGCTAACGGGCAATGCGCTGGCTGCCAAAGGGTTGCGACTACATCAGCACCTTGTTCGAGGGTGGTTAGCTCTTGGCCAATTAGGGTTTGTAACTGAGTTTGCAGTGCGCTGCCTTGGTGTAGCGGTTGAAATGGGGTGTCACTGTCATCTATCGCATCGCTCATATCAGCACCTCAAACTCAAGCCCCGCTAAGGCGTTATCACACAGTGCGACTTCATCGCTTGCGACTAAAATATTTTGCGCGGGGCTAGTAAGCTCTAATTCTTCGACTCCTGCTTGGTGCAATACCGCAAACAGCGCCGAGCGCTTAATATGTTTACCCAGCCCAGCGCGTTCTTTTAAATAAACGGCGACTTTGTCACGCACTTGCTGCTCTACGTGGGCATGACCCGGCCCCAGCTCTAACTTAACTTTGCCGTGTAAATTAAAGGTGCGAGTTTTGGCGGGCAATAATTGTACTCGGTCACCAATTGGTCGTATTTTTTGTGCGCTTAACACCTCTGACACTGAGTTTTGATCGCCCGCTTTTAGGCCAAAGGTGGTTTCTAATTTGCTCATTAACTCAGTAGATGGCAGCCCGTTAGGGTTTTCATTACTTAAAATGGTGATCACAATATGTGACGGGCTAGGGCTGGTAACAAATACATCTTTTACTCGTGGGTCGGCGCTCAAGGTGTGGTATTCGTAGCTTTCTTGCGTACCTGCGGTGTTTAAGCTGTGAAATGCTTTTTGAATGCGTTGGCGCATGCGCTCGTCGGCCTCGCCAGCTAAACGCGTGACACTGTAGCGTGCGCCAATGTGTTCTAAATCGGCCCCAGTGGCACTGGCTAACAAGCTTGATTTAGCGGCATCGTTAACCCGCGCGCGCAATAATGTGCTTTGATACGCATAGGCGTTTAGCAGCTGGGTGAGCGGATCTGATTCAAGGGCTAATGCATTGGCAAGCTCAGGGTTATTGTTGAGTAATGTTGTTTTTAAGGTCGTGAGGAGATGTTCAGCGTCAAGCTGTTCAAGCACATCAGGCGCTGGCAACTTAGATAAGTCGAGTAATTGAGATGTTGGCATAAGAAACGTCTTTGAAAATGAAAAAGAAGATGGGTGTTCGGCGTAATATAGGCGCGGCATAATACATGCGCGGTATAAAGCCGCGCCCACGGGGGTTATTTACACCTTGCTGGTAGGCGAGATTTTATATCTCGCTTTTAAAATCGTTTTGGAAATATATGCGCGGCGTAATACATGCGCTGCATAAAGCAATACATGCGCGGCATAAAGCCGCGCCTACGGGATATTTGAAAACCGCGCCTACGTTATCGCGTCGTAAAAATAGAGGGCAACACTGTTTGGCTGCAAAATGTCTGCGTTGCTAA